TTTCATCCCTGCCAAAAGGCTGTATGAAAGAAAGCCATTAGCATCATTGGCTTTTAAAGAAGATAAGTTAATACACATTTTTGAAATATGTAATAACTAAGCTATGCTAACACCATTACAACAAAAAATACTGAATGCTGAGATTTGCCCATACTGCAGTTCTGAAACTAAAATTATTACTGAAAAGGAAGTTTACGGCAAGACTTACAAAAACAGACCTATTTATGCCTGTGTTATGTTTCCTGCATGTGACTCTTATGTTGGTTCATGGGAAGATCACACACCAATGGGCAGGCTTGCAAATCTTCAGCTAAGAAAATATAGGAATTATGCTCATAAGCATTTTGACAAGCTTTTTCAAGATGGGATTATGACACGGGATGAAGCGTATGATAACCTTTCTATTTATTTAAAAATACCGCCTGAAGTTACTCATATAGCAATGTTTCAGGAGCGAACCTTAAGGCTTGTAGTTGGGTGGTCATTTAGGATGCGAGCTAAATATATTGTTGAGAAAGCTAAAGACAACATGCTTATCAGGGTTCGGGAAAACTTTATTAATAAAAGAATAAAAAATTAGCCATGTACAGCAACAAAAACAGAGTAGTAGACCTTACGGTATTAATAATGGTTCTGCTTGGATTTACCGCTATAGGATTGATAATGTACGGTGGCGGTTTAACCCAGATAAAAATAATAAAAGCCTTAGTGCTATTTGCAATAGCCTTAGTAATAATAGGTGTCCTGCTTTACAAATGGCTTTGGAAAAACAGAAATAACCTTTAAACCCCCAAATAATGAAAGACGAAATAAAATCGCTTTACAAAAGCTTCAAAGGTGGTAAAAACATCTTCATTGAAGAAGTAGCTACTGAATTTGGTATAGCACCAACAACTGTGCGCAATAGTTGGTTTGGCTCATTTTGGGCTATTCCTGTAGACAAACAACCTCGCGTACTGGAAATGCTCAAAGCAGAAATTCATTCACGCAATGTCACAGCCTAAAACTATAACCATCCCATTAGAAACATATGAATGTCTGCGGGGACATTTAAATCAGGCAATGGAGATATTTCAAAGCCTTGGTATAGCCGGGGGCAATGCTCCCGCTATATCTAAACGAGAAACTAAAGCCGATAAACTGGCTAAGTATGACCACATGATTATCACTAACACAAGGGGCACAAAGCCTGAATTTTTAAAACGTAAACAATAAGTTATGGAAGCTACAACAAACACAGAAAACAAATCAAATCTTTATCCTAAAGGCGGTGAAGTTACATTCCTAATGCCCTCTACAAATGCCATAGCAAAGCTTAAGGAAGCTAAAAAAGGCCGTGAGCTTACAATGAAGTATCGCACAAAAGAAGAGTGGTTTGCAATGGTAGACCAACCGGAAAGATGTTTCTTCTTAGGATTAAAAGAAGCACCGGATGACAAAGGCAATACCTTTTACATTGCAAAATTATCAAATGGAGATAAAACATTTGTATGTGCGCAAACTATTTTAATTCAGGCATTGAGCCAGGTGCCTTTTGGTCAGGGTGTAGAAATCACATGTACTGGTTCTGTAAAAACAAACGGCAACAACATACCTACGTTTGAAGTAATTGATCTTGAGGTAAACATTCTAAATGGAACTGAGTAGCGAAACTATAGCACAGCTAAGGGCGGAGCATGAAGCCGCCCTTGCTAAAATGTCAAAGACTATTGCAGCTGACGAACAACGTAGTAAAGAGTGGTATGAAATGCGCCGGGGCCGGTTTACAGCTTCAGAAATTCATAAACTCATGGGGGTTAAAGGTCTTGGAGAAACCGGAACTACCTACTGCTTTGAAAAAGCTGTTGAAATTGTTTTTGGCATTGATGAAGAAGAAGATTTCACTTCATGGGATATGAAGCGCGGTATTGAGTTAGAACCTAAAGCCTTTGCTAAATTTAAAGAACTTAAATCAAAAGAGGGGATTGAAGTAAAAGAGTCATTCTTTTTCCCATATACCGATGATGCTGGTGCCAGTCCTGATGCTATAGTTGGCCATGATGCCTGCGAAGAAACAAAATGCCCTCGTTCTAAAAAGTTTTTCAGGCTGGTTGCTAAAGGCTTTGAAGCTATAGATAAAGAATATGTGTGGCAAATGCAAATGCAAATGCTTGCATCTAACTCACAGCGTTGCCATTTCTTTAATTACATAGTTTTTAAGGATCAGGAAATGTGGCATGAGATTATTGTTGATCGTGATGAAGCTATGATTAGTCTTATTAAAGAACGTCTTGAACCAGCAGTAAAACTAAGGAATGAGTTTGTGCAATATCTTTTAAATAACCGCCAGTTTTAATGAAAGTCTATTTAGTAAAGCAGCTATCCGGCCAGTTTAAGTTAGCAGATGGTACAGACTACGAGAAAGCTAAAAAGCTAAAGCTTAATGAGATTTACGAGTGCGAAATAAAACAGCCTCGTAACCTTAAGTTTCATAGAAAGTTTTTTGCCTTGCTAACTATGGTTTTTGAGAATCAGGAGCGATATGATAACATGGAGCACCTGCGTAAAGATTTAATTATTGCATCCGGTCATTATGATTTAAGATACAATCTTGAAGGTGTAGAGATATACGAAGCAAAGTCAATATCCTTTGCTAATATGACAGAGTTTGAATTTGGAGAGCTATACAGTTCAGTTATAGATGCCATAGTTAAGTACTTCAACTTTGACAGGCAGGACATTGTAGAAAATATAGAACAATTTTTTTAATACTAACACCATGACAATAACAGGAACCATTGAAAATATAGAATACCGCGAAAAAGATGGCCATGAGAAAAAAGTGGTAACACTAAAGGTTTCTAATAGGGAGACTGGCTTTATAGAATTTCGCGGCGCGTGTCTGGATTTATTAGTCCGGGTTAAAGAAAAAGACCTTATCGCTGTAGATATAGAACTTAAAGGCAGCATATCTAAAAAAACAGGCATTGAGTACAATAACCTTGTAGCTTATGGCTTAAGAAGGATTTCAGTATAACCATGTATTTTGATAAAGGAAAAAGCATGCAAAGGCACCGGCCAGGCACATGGTTACGGATGCGGAAAAATGGTAGAAGCCGTAACAAGAAAATACGGGCTTTGTTGGGGATGTTACCCAGAATGGCTTTACAACAGCGATGCAGGTAAAGTAAAGATGGATAAAGCTATTCAGAGAGTACAAAAACCGCGCTTAGAACTCGAAAAAGCTGCAATTGAACAAAAGGGGCGTACCAATTTAAAAAACGCCTTAAATCTCACAAAACAGGTAGTACATGAATATGTACGCAAAAGGGATGCCGGTAAGCCTTGTGTAAGCTGTAACGAGCCGTGGCGCCCAGATTTTCAGGCGGGGCATTATCATAAAGCTGAATTGTTTGAAACTCTAAAATTTAATTTAGATAACATCCATGGCCAGTGCCCCGGCTGCAACATCTTTAAAGAAGGTAATCTGGAGCAGTATAATATTAACCTGCCTTTGCGAATAGGTGCCGAACGCTTCTCAAACTTACAGGCGTTAGCCCAGATCGATAAACACCAGTCAAAGGTATGGAATATCGAAAATTTAAAACAAATACGTGAGAGCGTTAAAAAGCTTAAAGATGATAACTAAAAAAATAGCAGGGGATTTATACGGCAATGGTTTTATGTTACAAAGAAAAGATAAAACTATTTTCGGTATAATGGGAATAAACGACACTGGCATGCTGTTGAGTATAGCAGGTGTTAGCATGGCTTATACTGAAAACAACCAAATAGGCACCGACTATCACATATTAGCCCGACCACTTTCAGACCTCACAAAAGAGATTACTCACAAGGGAGAAACGTTTGTACCTATTGTGGAATGTGCTAAAATAGCGTTCCCTGCATTGTCTAACGATTGGGAGTACTACGACGAAATAAGCAAGGCGATAAGTAAATACGGAGTAACATTTGGTTTTGATAAAGAATTCTATACCGTTGAAGCTACTCCAGTACCAAGTCAGATGGATTTATTCGACAAACTACGTGAATGGAACTTTTCAATAGGTTTACTCGAAGGCTCATGGATACCAGTAACCGATAATAACAATCCTTATAAATAGAAAATATGAATATATATGAAATAAAAATAAGGTTTAGATATGACGCTTCTTATGAGGGTAATATTGAAAACTTTAGTAGAGAATTAGTTTCGGCTAAAAACGAAAACGATGCTAATGATTTTATTAAAGTGAGATTAAATGAACATCAAACTATAATGTCTACCAACTTGATTACACTAAAAAACTTATCCAGGATAAAAAAAGCAGGCTTTATAGTAAAAGAGTAACAGAAAACAATAACCCTTATAAATAAAATTATGGAGTTGACAAATTTAAACAAAGAAAATTTTTTCAACATTTTATATGAAAGATATCCATTAGCTATGCAAGAGTTTTGCGACTGGATTGACCAATATAAAATTGATTGCAATTGGTCAGAAATATTTGGAGATAAAATAAAGTATCATCATTTACCAATAGCTATGCAGATAGGTATTTGGGTGGAATTTATTTTTAGTTTCGACGGAGATAAGGATGTGAGCGAAGATATAACTTATGGCTTAGATTATAAGCAAGACGATAATATATGGGAGTGGTTTAGTGAATGGATGTACAGCAGGCAGATTGATTTAGAAATTAAATCACAAAACTCTTAATCCATGCAAAACACACATGGCAATACCCTACAGCATTACATAGATGTTATAGACCGCACACTACAGGACAGCGTTAGTCCTGAACAGAAAACCAACTTAGCTGAAATATGCTATTACGACAATCTTTCTACATCGGAATGTGTGGATAAAGCAAATTCTGAATACTAAAAACTAAGAATATGATACGACATGGCTGATAACAAAAAATCATTTGTAGCATATGTAGACTGGAAAAACTCCTTTGACATGCTCACTGATACAGAAGCTGGGCAACTTGTAAAGCATCTTTTAGCCTATGTAAATGACGAAAATCCAGAGCTTGAAGATAGATATCTAAAGCTTGCATTCGAGCCTATTAAACTACAGCTAAAGAGAGATTTACAAAAATATGAAATTGTAAAAGGCAGACGTTCAGAAGCAGGTAAAAAAGGCGGTTTAAAGAGTGGAGAAACTCGAAAGCAAAACGAAGCAAACGAAGCAAATGCTTCAAGTGTTAAGCAAAACGAAGCAAACGAAGCTGTTAATGATAATGTTACTGTTAATGTAAATGATACTGTTAATGGTAATGTAACTGTAACTGATATTCTTTTAGAAAAAGAAACAAAAAATAATATTGAAGAGCGCAAATTAAAATTTGCTTCCACGCTCGAACCATTTGTTTCAATTTATAGCAGGCCAATGGTTTTAGAATTTTATAAGTACTGGACAGAGCCTAATAAATCAAATTCAAAATTTAAGCAGGAATTAGAAAAAACCTGGGCCTTGGAGAGAAGATTGGAAACATGGGCCAAAAACGACAAAAATTTTAGCAATGGAAAATCAAGTATCAATACACCGGCAACAGATGTTGAGCTTAAACAATCCGCTAACAATGCAGTTGATGCAATGTTTGGCCACAGAGGATCAGGTTGAGCTTCTATTTATCGAAAAGCAGCTAACTATTCCTAAAGCGATTGATGGAACGAAATTAAAAAAACTGGAAAAAACTTTAGGAGAAAGGGACTTGACAAAGGTAATTACTTATATGCTGCTTCGTTTTTCTGAAAGCTTCAACGTCGGTAAAAAGCTTACATCGGGACAGGCTCCGCTAATAGCAATTGACATCATAGAGAAATATCCATACGAAACAATTGAGGATATATTGCTAATGCTAAAGCAGGTAAGACAGGGTATTATAGGCGATGGTAAAGATTATAAACTCGACGGCCAAAACATCTTAAACAAGTGGATGCCGGAATATCTTGACCGAAAATATGAAGAAGTTGAGCGCGCTAATAAGGCTATAAAAACCGCACATCTGAAAGACACAGAGGATAAAGAACATCCTGTAACTGCCTTTTACCGTAACCAGCACATGCTAAAAATGAAAGCAGAAGCTGAAGCAAAAGCTAAATCTGAAATTGATGATATGGTAAAAAACATGGATAGGCAAATGCTTGAAGATACTATTGCCGATTGGGAGAAAAAAGCTAACATGAAGCATTACCTGGATTATTTGAAAACTAAGCGCCGAATAATAAAATGAACCACTTTACTTTCAGAAATAAAGCAGAAAGCCTAATGATGCGCTACATGAACTACTTATCCGAATGTAGCACTATAGGCTTAAGAATGCAGCTACTGGAAGAGATAAACAAACTATCTGACATCATTGTCAAGATAGATAACATGCCGGCGGCTTCTGCTAAAAATGAAGTAGAAAGCTACTGGATTACAATAGAAAGTAAAATAAATGAATAATGGAGCAAAGAATTTCAGATTTAGAAAAAGAAGTAATAGACTTAGAGCGTCAACTTAAATTAGAGAAAGCTATTTCAGAATCTCTTAGAGATGAATTAGATAATCCCGAACCGGATTTCATTCTTGAAGGCGTACACGCCAACAACCGAACCCAAACAGCAATAGAAGAGTTATTTGATAACCTGGATTACATTCCAATTGCTGAAATAGAAAACTTCATTAACACCCATAAGAAAATATGAAACTAACCATTAACAGCAAAGCATTACTAAAGGCGTTGCAAACTGTAGGTAGCGTAATAAACTACAGCCACAGCATGCCAATACTTCAAAACTTTAAGTTTGAGATAACCGACACGCTAAAAATTACAGCCACCGACTTGGATACTACGTTATCCTGCGTGATAGATGCAACTGGCGAAGGTTCGCTTTGTATCCCTGCTAAATTGATTATAGACGCTTTAAAAGCATTACCGGACCAGGCGATTGAATTATCAAGTGAAGGTTCTGTATTACTACTTACAGCATTATCTGGAAAATATAAACTACCCTGTACGGATGCAACAGAGTTCCCACAATCGATTATTATCAAAGAGCCGTCAACTATTACGCTGCCTGCTGAAATATTAGCAGAGGGGATAAATAAAACAGCTTTTGCAACATCCGATGACCAACTACGTCCAATTATGTGCGGGGTGTTATTTAGGTTGACAAATCAGGGATTAACATTTGCAGCAACTAATGGGCATAAACTTTCTGAATATAAACGCTATGACATATCAAGTAGCGATGAAAGGGATTTTGTAGTACATAAAAAAACTATCAACATTCTAAAAAATATGATTGTTCAGGGAGAATTAAAAATTGTCTGCAATGCCATACATGCCACGTTCTTTTTTGATAATTGCGAGTTTACTACAAGATTGTTAGAAGGTAAGTTTGTAGGTTATGAAGCTGTAATTCCAAGGCAAAACCATATTAAAGTTATTGCTTCAAAAAGTGAATTACTAAATAGCTTCAAACGTGTTGGTTTATTCTCAAATGCCAAAAGCAATGAAATGGCTTTGCATATTACCCCCGGTAATATAAATATTAAATCTACTGATGTTGACTATGCAACCGATGCAGAGGAGAATGTACCTACAGATTACGATGGAGAACCTATTAGAATAGGATTTAGCCACAGGATTTTTAGTGAAGCCTTAACAAATATGAATTGCGATAACGTAATTATAGAGCTTTCACAACCTAACAGAGCTGCTGTTATCTTTCAAGAAGATGGACTTGATGAAGGAGAATCAGTTTTGATGTTAGTAATGCCAATGATGCTGGCATAATGAGATTTGACCCTTATGGGAATACCAAAACAAAATGGTATATAATGATTTTTTAGAAAGTAAAATCCTTGAGGTAAAAAATACAGGATTTGAATATACAAACTTCCACGAAAATACATTTCCTCACCAAAGAGATACTTGCCAATGGGCATTGTACGGTGGTACCAGGGCGATATTCTGCAGCTTTGGTTTAGGAAAAACTGTTATACAATTAGAAATAGCCAAAGCGATTGTGGAGCGCACAGGTAAACCGTTTCTAATTGGCCTGCCTTTAGGCGTTGTTCAAGAGTTTAAAGATGATGCTAAAACTATATTAGGCTTAGAGATAGCCTATGTAATTAACCAAGCAGACTTAGAGGCTACCAACATTGAAAGCAAAATCTACTTATCAAACTATGACAGGATCCGTGAGGGTGCATTTGACTTGTCATCTTTCGGTGGTATTTCTTTCGATGAGGGCGATGCTATACGTAACCGGGAAACAAAAACCAGCGAGTATATAATTACAGAGGCTTCAAAAATAGCTTACAAGTTTATAGCCACCGCAACCCCGGCACCCAACGAATTTACCGAGATACTTAACTATGCTGAATTTTTAGGCATTTGCGACCGTGGGCAAGCTTTAACGCGCTTCTTTCAACGTGATAGTACAACGGCCGGCAACCTTACCCTTTACCCTCACAAAGAACAGGAGTTTTGGATATGGGTGCGCAGTTGGGCAATCTTTATCGAATATCCGTCTGACCTCGGTTATAGCGATGAGGGTTACCGCATGCCCGACCTGCAGGTGCATTACCACGAAGTAAATGTAAATGACCGCGCAATCAAAACCGACCGAGATGGTAACTACAAAATGTTTACCGATGCTTCAAAAAGCTTAAGCGAGGGTGCAAGGGAGAAACGAGAAAGCCTCGCAGCTCGTGTTGAAAAATCAGTTGAGATTGCGATGGCAGTACCTGAAAAGCATTTCATATTCTGGCATGATCTGGAAGATGAGCGAAAGTATCTTGAAGCTTTGTTGCCAAAGGAAAAAACAAAATCAGTTTTCGGTACTCAAAAGCAGGAAGTTAAAGAGGCTTACTTGAATGAGTTTAAACATGGCCAGTTCCAGTATTTAGCAACAAAACCATCCATTGCCGGTGCCGGATGTAACTTTCAAAAGCGTTGCAGCGATGCTATATTCGTAGGTATCGGTTATAAGTTTAAAGACTTCATACAGGCAATACACCGCATCTTAAGGTTTAGGCAGGCTAACCAGGTAAACATTCATTTGGTTTATACCGATGCCGAAAGGGATATCCTAAAAACCCTCGAAAACAAATGGGCTAACCACAAGAATATGATTGCGGAAATGACCGCACTTATGAAAAAGTACGGCCTTGACCACCGTGCCCAGATTGAGCAGCTAAAACGTACAATGGCCATCGAGCGTAAAGTGTATTGCAATGATGAGATAAATCTTATTCATAATGACTGTGTAGAAGAAGTTAAGACTATGCCAGATAGTAGTATCGAAATGATCCTTACTTCAATCCCGTTCAGCGACCAATACGAATACTGCGAAAGCTATAGGGATTTTGGTCATAATGATGGTAATGCCGGTTTCTTTAGGCAAATGGATTTCTTAGTGCCTGAATTATTAAGAGTGCTTCAACCGGGGCGTATCGCTGCTATCCATGTTAAGAACCGGATACAGTTCAGTTATCAGAACGGTGTCGGTTTTTCTTCAATAATAGATTTCAGGGGGTTAACAACCCAATGCTTTTTAAAGCACGGCTGGCACCTGCTTGGAGAGCATTACATCACAACCGATGTAGTAAGGGAGAATAATCAAACCTACAGGCTGGGTTATACCGAAAACAGTAAGGACAGCTCTAAGATGGGGTGCGGTTCTCCTGAGTATCTTTTGGTATTCAGAAAGGCTCCAACCGATATGTCAAACTCTTATGCTGATGTACGTGTTACAAAAGACAAGGCGGCTTACACATTAGGTCAATGGCAAATGGATGCTCACTCACTTTGGAGATCAAACGGCAACCGGATGCTAACACCTGCAGAATTGCGAAGCATGGATTTATCGCAGATATCTAAATGGTGGAAAGAGTATGTAACTAACAACCCGTACAGCTTTGAAAATCATGTAAACCTTTGTGACACGCTGTCAAGCATTAAGAAGCTGCCTACAACATTCATGGCTTTAAGTCCGTGGACACACCTGCAAAACGATTTCGTATGGGATGACATCAACCGCATGCATACGCTTAACACCATGCAGGCTAATAAGAAAAAGGAAAAGCATGTTTGCCCATTGCAGTTTGATATCGTTGACCGTGCTATTACAAGATACTCTAACCCCGGGGAGTTAATATTTGACCCGTTCGGCGGCTTAGGAACGGTACCGCTGCGAGCTGTGAAGTTAGGCCGCAAAGGAATGTCAACTGAGCTTAATGAATTGTACTGGAAAGATAGCCTTGAGTATGCCAAAGCAATGGAGCATGATAAAAAGCAGCCTTCTCTATTTGATTTAATTGATGTAGCATGACACCCAAAGAAGATGGCTTAAAGCGTGTTCGTAAAAACAATACTGTTGACTACGAAAAACTACTTGCCTTTGCCAAAACATGGGTAAAGTCTAAGATGTACCCTTTTACAAGTGAAGATTTAAAGCTTGCTTATGAAGCTGTTAATACACCGCCCCTGCAACCAAACATATACGGGGCGGCTATTAACGCCTTAGCGACTGGCAAACTGATCTATGAAAGCGGAACCGCCCGTGCTAAACTTAAAGCAGCACATGGCCGGTTACTTTTAAAGTGGATATCCCATGAATACAGGATAGCCCAATCCGATAAACCAAAGAACCAAAAGCAAATTAATCTGTTTGAATGAAGCACATATCATTATTCTCAGGGATTGGCGGCTTTGACCTTGCCGCCCAATGGATGGGATGGGAGAACGTTGCTCATTGCGAATGGAACCCTTTCGGGCAACGTGTTTTAAAATACTACTGGCCTAACTCAATATCATACCATGACATTACAAAAACAGATTTCACTATTCACAGGGGAGCAATTGATATTGTTACAGGCGGATTCCCCTGCCAGCCATACAGCGTTGCAGGAAAACGGAAAGGTAAAGAAGATGAGCGCCACCTATGGCCCGAAATGCTTAGAGCAATTCGCGAGATTCAACCGCGCTGGGTTGTGGGAGAGAACGTTCGCGGAATTATTAACTGGGATGGAGGGTTGGTATTCAACGAGGTGCAGGCTGACCTGGAAGCTGAAGGTTACAAAATACTCCCGTTTCTACTTCCAGCTGCAAGTGTCAACGCTCCACATGAAAGGTATAGAACATGGTTTGTTGCTTACTCCGACAGTCACAGAACGATGGTGCAGCGACGACACGGAGATAATAATAACATCGAACGGAACGCCTCGCAGGAAGTACAAGAATGGGAAAACAAGCAGTCTGGGATTAACAGCACAAGTAATGAAAACGACAGGACTTCTTTTAACGCCCACGACAGGGGAACAAGTTCAGGACCTGGAGAAGTTTGCAAAGAGGATGGAGAAATACCCGAACGGCACCAAGATGTCAAACCTTGCAACTCAAGTGATAGGAATGTTACCAACACCAAGAGCGAACAAAGTAAACGGCTTGGACCTGAACAGCGAGAAGCTTGCGAACAGAAACAAAGGGAACTTAGAAGAAACGGTTGCAGGATGGGTGGTAAACAAATTAATTCCAACAGTAACAACCAACCAATACAAAGGCGGAAGGCATCCAGATACACTGAGAGCGAAAGGGCGTTTGCCGTCAAACAGTTTGGTCGATACCATCAACGCACAGACTGGAAAAACTTCCCAACTCAATCCCCGGTTTGTAATGGAGATGATGGGATTCCCTCCGGACTGGACGGAATTACCTTTTCAAAATGGAGAAACGAAAGCATCAAAGCCGGAGGCAATGCCATAGTACCGCAAGTGGTTTACCAAATATTTAAAGCAATAGAAGCTTATGAATCGCAATGACATAGAAAACACAACAGCGTTTAAAACGCTCCCTGCTTATAAAAAGAACATTTACAAGTCAGGAAAGAACATCAAAAATATATGCGTTCAATTTAACATAGCTAAAAATGGCAGCTATGAAGAATGGTATGAAGGCTATAAACCTACTGATGTAGAAAATAAAATAATTGTAGAACTTTTAAAAAGATAATTATGAGCATTAATCTATTCAACACTCAAATACAAACAGCTTCCATACATAAAGTAGGAAACAAAAGCCGAGGCGAAAAGCTTTTTATAGCAACGCAGGAAACTAATTTAAGCGATGAGATTAAACCGCTGTTAAAAGAATATTTCTTTAAGCCATTCAGGGATAAAGAAGAACAGTATTTCAATTTCGCCCATGATGTTAATCTGGAATATAATGAGCTTTACAAGCTATGCCAAACAGCATTTGTATTTGGCGGGGATGATATGCACGGCGTATCTAAAAAGATAGCTAACCTCTTATACGAACAATCTAACCACCCACACATCAAAGCAGGGGAGTTGTATGTAGTCTACATGACCAATGTAGAAATCGACAGTCAGAAAGTAGATGCTATCGGGATATTCAAATCCGAGATTAAATCAGACTTCCTGCAATTCAAGCAGAATGAAAATATCCTATTACCAAAGCTACAGCAAGGCATTAACCTCGCTAAATTAGACAAGGGTGCTATCATATTCAATTATAAAGCAGAAGAAGGTTATAAGATACTTTCGATTGATAATAACCGCTATGATGCACGCTATTGGCTCGAACACTTTTTATCCGTAGATGCCGCCCATGATGAGCACTTCACTACAAAGAAGTATATGAAATTAGTTACCGACTTTGCTAAGGACGTTGTAGGCCCTGCGGAAGATAAAAAAGAAGAGGTACTATTTAATAACCGTGCTGTAAACTATTTCGCAAAGAATGATGAGTTTGAAGAATCAGCTTTCTTAAAAGACGTTATCGACAATCCCGACCTGGTGCCAGAGTTTAAAAACTACAAAGAAGAAAAAGGCGCTAAGTATTCTATAGAAGATGTAAGCAGCTTTACTATCTCCAACAGCGCGGTAAACGATGCCCGAAAAAAGATTAAGAACGTTATCAATTTGGATACTAATATACAAATTAAACTGGATATTATCAACCCTTTGAGTGCAGAAAAGTACCTTGAAAAAGGATGGGACGAAGAAAAACAAATGTATTATTATCTGGTGTATTTTAATAAAGAAGTGAAGTAATGGTACACGAGTTAAAAACATGGCCAGAGCATTTCCAATTAGTTTGGAATAGAGAGAAAAAGTTTGAAGTGCGAAAAAAGGATAGGCCTTTTAGTGTAGGCGATAAGTTGTTCTTAAAAGAATACGACCCTCAAACACATGAATATACTGGTAGACAATTTAATGTAGAAGTAACCCATATTCTGCATGGCGGTGTATTTGGAGTAGAAAAAGGATTTTGTGTAATGTCAATTGAATAATATGAAATAACCAAACACACCCGAGGCGGTAGATTATTTTTAGCGCGGTCGATCGTTTAAAGGCAGGGATGCCAACCGCCCACTTAACCCATGTGAAGATAGTAGCATGGGTTTTTGTATATTTACTTATGATTAACGCTAAACCACATACAGGCTATTTAATTTCTGCTGTATTCATATCATTGCAAGAGGTTACTCATTACATGGTACACGAACATTTAGACCCCGGCGTTACAGCTGCTACCAAAATGACAAAAGACGAGGTTGTTAATTTGGTTGAAAATTCTGGACTGCCAGTATATGTATGGGAATGGAATTATGAAGCGGGGCGGTTTATTGTAGGTAAGCAGGTAAACTGCAATGTTGACTTCAATAAAAATAAATACCTTTGGATAAACACTAAAGACCCTAACACAAAAAACCTTAAGCATTTGATAAGAATGAACTGGTTTAATTACTTATAAATATTGTATTTGGCTGATAATTTCGTATATTTGCTATTCCAAAGTGCCCTGTTATTCATTGCTTTAACGCTGCACTATAAAATAATTGATTGAATACAGTAGCATTCGCCTAACGCCTGTAAAATAGGAGCCGGTATAACTCTATTGAATTCCTGTAAGGAAGGTGAGTTTGGACGTAGGTAAGCCGTGCGCGGGATAATTGGGAACTGTATTCAATCAAACTTTTATGAGATTTGACCCTACAAGGGAACGCTTACATAGTTGAGCTTAACCAAAGAGATACAACAAGCCATCTGCAAGGCAGAAATAAAGAAAGGCAATCATGTTGCTGAAAACTTCAACTACTTCTTTCCGGGAGAGCTTGATGTTATTTCTGTGGCTAAAAGCGGCTATGTATCCGAGCTTGAAGTAAAGGTAAGCCGCTCCGATTTTAATGCCGATGCTAAAAAAAGAAAGTGGCATTTTTACAATTGGGCTTTGCAATACCCATTATCTCAAAGCTGCCAAACACCCAACTACTTTACCTACGTATGCCCTGTAATAAACGGCAAGGCTATTATATCTGAAAGCGAATTAAAGCCTTACATGGGCTTAATCTACTTTCAGGATGGCGAACTTATAACCGTTCGTAAGCCAAAACTAATACACAAACATAAGCACGACATCATAAAACTGTTAACCAAGATGCTAACGGTAAATAACTGGCATCACTATTTTGGTGCGCAAAGGCTTACCATATTGCATAGAGAAACAATAGCGGCCAATGATGAGGCTATGAATGAAAAATTTAATAACACTGTAAAACATTTACCAAGACATGGAAGCTAAAGAACTACGTATAGGGAATTATGTTATGCTAAACAACCCTACATATCATCAGGATATCAAAGGCAAAACATGTGTTGTTAAAGGAATATTACTTAAAACTTACGAATCCTTTCCAAAAAGTACAGGCGTAATTACCATAGAAAATAAAGGACATCGCAGAGATCAATTAGATGAGTTTATTGAGCCAATACCCTTAACAGAAGAATGGTTATTGAAGTTTGGGTTTGAAGTTTCGGGACATTTGATTTTTATCAGTATTGGCAATGGATATAGTTTATGTTATAATACCCATAGCGGAATATGCTTTATATCAGCACCAACATCGCTTAATTATTTACCCCCTTTAAAAGACATACATCAACTACAAAACATCTACCACGCCTTAACAGGAGAAGAACTAACAGCAAAAGTATAATGGAAAACGAAAGAATTAAAAATGCTTTAGCTAATCGCAAAGAACAATTTCAAGACGACAGGTATATAGCGCTTAAGCTAGACAGAGTTATAAGAGATGTCAGAGAAATAGAATGCGAATATGAAGCGATATAAAAAAATAGCATTAACCATTTACTTCCAGATAGGAGTAAACATCATAGGATTGCCGGATATCATTTCTCACAAAGTAGAATTGAGTGTGCCGGTTAATAGTAACTATCATAATTAAAGCCATGTCAGAAAACAAAGAAGGCCGTCCTACTAAATACATTGAAGCTTATAACCAACAGGTCTATAAGCTTTGTCTGTTAGGTGCAACCGATGCTGATATAGCTAACTTCTTTGATGTAACAGAGACAACAGTTAACAATTGGAAGATAAGTTACCCTGAGTTTTTTGAGTCCATAAAAAAAGGAAAGCAGCAGGCGGATATTGATATAGCTGATGCATTGTATAATAAAGCAAAAGGTTTCACTACAACAACACAGAAAGCATTTAAGCTTAAGAAGAGTGAGAATGGTATAGGCTCAGATGAAAGGATTGAGATAGTACATGTAGAAGAAACGTTCCCACCTGATACAACAGCCATTATATTTTGGCTTAAAAACAGACAGCCTCAAAAATGGAGGGACAAACAAGAGGTTAACCATGATATAAATGGCAGTATTAATATACTTAACCTTGGAGAAGGAGAAGATGAAGATGTATAATTTGTAGGAAAGGTGTCTAAAATACCGCCTTTTGTGTAAGAAATGGACAATATTAAGCTTTTAACCAAACAAAAGAACGCTATCCGGTATCTGAAGGATGATTCTACTGAAGAAGTTCTTTATGGTGGAGCTGCAGGTGGTGGTAAATCTGCTATAGGTTGCTTATGGTTAATGGAGCAATGCCAAAAATACCCCGGCACAAGGTGGCTTATGGGGCGTTCCAAATTGAAAACACTAAAAGAGACTACCCTTAACACGTTCTTTGAATTATCAACTAAGCTAAAACTAAGCAGTCAGTTTAGGTACAATGCACAAGAGCACATTATCTACTGGAATAATGGCAGTCAGATCATACTTAAGGATTTATTCCACTATCCAAGTGACCCGAACTATGATAGCTTAGGTTCGTTAGAGATTACAGGTGCGTTTATAGATGAGTGCAACCAAGTAGTTTACCTCGCATGGCAGATAGTAAAGAGCCGTATTCGTTACAAGCTTACTGAATTTGGTTTGATGCCAAAGATGTTAGGCACATGTAACCCTGCAAAGAACTGGACGTATAAGGAGTTCTATAAACCAAAGCGAGATGATAGCTTACCGGCTTACAGGAAGTTTATTAAAGCCCTGCCATCGGATAACCCGCACTTACATCCGACTTATTTACAATCGCTACTAAGGCTCGACAAAAACAGCAGGGAGCGTTTATATTTTGGTAACTGGGAGTATGACGATGACCCTGCCACTTTAATTGATAATGATGCTATATCGGATTATTTCGTTACGCCTTCAGAATTTGCAAAAGGTTATCATATCAAGCCCGACGGCCTTAAATATATGACCATCGACGTAGCTCGTAAAGGCCGTGATAAAACCGTGTTCAGGATATGGCACGGTTGGTTATGTATCAAGCGGGTTTCAATTGCTAAGAGCGGTCTTGATGTTGTTGTTGACCAGGCTAAACTATTACAAAAGGAATTTGGTATAGCCTTATCAAACATTGTTGCTGATGAGGATGGTGTAGGGGGTGGTGTTGTAGACTTCTTAAAATGTAAAGGCTTTGTAAATAATAGCAGCCCTTTAGAGGTATTAGATGGTAAAGCTTATGTTAAGCCAAACTTTGATAACCTAAAGAGCCAGTGTAGTATAAAGATGGCTGAAATGATAATGAACCGGTTAACAGGCGAGGTATGTGGTGATAGCGGTGTGCGTGAAATCACATCTGAAGAAATGGAACAGGTAAAGACTAAAGATATTGATAAGGATAGCCGTCAGGGCATCATACCAAAAGAGAGAATTAAAGAACTGTTAGGCCGTTCCCCAGATGAATGGGATAGTATCATGATGCGTTACTGGTTTGCCTTGCGTAAAACATTTACCACTAAAGTAAGAGTAGGATGATTTTAAAAAAATACGCTTTATCAAATGATGCTAACAGCGATGCTGTTTTACTTTATGTAAATCCCCGCAACAGCTTTGCAGGCAGGCAAATGAATATTAACAAAATGCCTTATGTGAATGTGAAGTATTGCATAGGACTTCTACCAAAGGTTAAAGACTGGCAGGGTATAATTAAGCTGTTTGAGATATGCTTTGATGTTAATGAAAGGGCGTTCTGGAAAGCAGATGTAAGCGAGTTCTATGCTGCTAAAAAATACATGGTGTCAGAATTTGAAAGAATCATTCTGACCGAGAACAAGGTGTTATCAAGTCAAAAGCAAGATGAGCACCTATGGATGATGGCTGGTGCAGATAGGCTGCAAATGTTTAGTGATACGCTGCCATTGGTGCAGCTTGGTAAGATGCTGGGGCAATACCCGTTCGATTTAGGAAAGAAGCCATACAGCGAGATATTTACCTTATTGACAGCGACAAAAATACAAAGTGAGGTAGAAACGGAATTTCAAAAATTAAATAGATAGGATTATGGATCAATTATCAACAATATTATTATCGTCAATTATGGCAGGCTCAACTAAAGCAAAAGTATGTTGTCCTGCTAACATGGATTTTAAACCTGTAAAATGTTATGATCCTATAAAACGTAAGGTGCATAGGAATGACGGTTGTCCATGCGGTTCAAGAGAGAAATATAAGAAATGCTGTGGCAAAAATAATTAAGCAGATGAATGATATAGTACGCATATTACAGGATATAGCTCTATCAAAGGGCATAGAATACCATTATGGCAAACGCGCTGCGCTAAACTTACTGGATGGCTCGCTTGACCCTACTAAAATATTCATGCTGCATGAGTTTACTAACCGTAAAAGCGAATACAACAGCACCGGCACAAGAATAATAGCCGCCAACTTTGAGGGTAAATTCTTCTTGGTAAAGCATTCTGATTATGACCAGCAGTATTTTCAGGAAGTTGGTACACAGGAAACCTCTAAGTACACGACCAACATCGAACCGCTGCTTAATGTATTTAATCAAATAGGCAATGAACTTGGATGCCTTGACTTTACAGTTTCCCAATGGGATAACATAGACGTTACCGATGCGCTTGATGCTAATATGGACGGCTTGTTGTGTAGCTACCGGATAAAAGTGCCGGTGTTATGATAACGGCTGTATGGGGTTTGGCGGCGTGTGCTGTTTATTTATTATGGGATGCTATAACAAATAAAAAATTATGACTACAACCGAAATACTACAGCAGGAATTTGAAGCCCTGCGTGTTGACCTGATAGCCAAATACGATGAGCTGGGCATGCGTGCATCAGGTGCATGGGCTGATAGCCTTGAAGTAGTTGTTACTGAAAACAAAGCGGTGCTTAAAGGCTTCAAATATTCTGAACAGCTTGAAAGCGGACGTGCAGCAGGTAAGCAACCACCAAGTGAAGCCATTGAACAATGGATAAAAGACAAAGGCATTGCAAGCCGTATAGAGGGCAAAATATCAATTAGCAGCCTTGCATTCCTTATTGCGCGTAAGATTGGCAGGGAGGGTTGGAAACGTCAACAGCATGGCGGTGTGGAATTAATTAGCCAAGTTGTTACACCAGAACGCATACAAAGCATTATTGATAAGTTAAGCGACATTTATGTTACTGACTTTACAAACGATTTAATTAACTATTTACAAGCAGCATAATGGCAATAGTCTTTATCCAGCCACTACAGGCCAATAAGCTTAGAATGGCATTCAACAACGATATCATCCGTTTTAGAAGTAATACACCTTTGCCTGTAGCTTACGCAGATGTTACAGCAGCAGGCTTAAATGTGCGGTTGTATCCTAACCCGGCGGTTGAGTTCTTCATTAATATGAAGCCCTACGTTTGCGCTTTAATAAATACCAGGAACTTTGAAGATACCCTGCATACAGATTTGCCAAACACTTTTATTTATGATTATTCTGAAGGGAGCGTTTTAAACCTTAACCTTGATATTAAGATTGTGTTTACCGATACTACAAGCCAGCACCAAACATTTGGGCTTACATGGCTTGCAGGTGTTGAGCAGCTTGATAATAACAATAGCTTTATAAAATCAGATAACCTTATACTATCCCCTTTTAAAAGTTATACTAATAACTACCATTTCTTAAAATATTGGCAGGGCTATCCGTTTGATATGTCATTCTACAGCACCGGCACACTTCAATTGATAAACCAAACTAACCTTTTGGTTTCTGAATTTGACATGCCGGGCCAGGTAAACAGGTTGGTTTTTTCAGATGGCCGTACTGATGAAACCCTTGAAGAAATAATGCCATTGGTTGAGGGTTTCAATGAGTTCAGGGCCGTAACTAAATATCAGCAAATAGAAACGGATAGGTTCATGCTTCTTGAAAAAGTCTCGTATAAATGCGGTGTCTACTTTAAATGGCTTAATAAGTATGGGGGCTATAATTATTGGCTGTTTGAAGATACCTATAGCATAGACCGTAATAGTAAAAGCCTGGGCGAACTTGACAGGGATAATGATAACGTGGATACGGCATTAAACCGTAGCCTTCAAGTTGGCCAACAGAGTCAGGACACCATCAAAGTAATTGCTGAACGCCTTAACATCGATGAAAGAATAATTGTAGAGGGTATATTGGAAAGCCCGAAAATATATTTATTCACAGGCCAGCCATTCGCCCGTAATGATTATAACGACTGGATAGAAGTAAGCCTTAAAACAACTAATGCCAGGATAAAAAACTTTAAACAGAACCTTACAAACTTTGTTTTAGATTTTGAATTGCCAGTACGATACACCCAAACATTATGAGCATCATTCTTTATATTAACGGTAGCCTGATGGACTTAGAGCCCGGCACAACCATTGCCCAAACTAAACAGGTAAATGATGTTTCAAGGATAGAAAACAGGCAATCAAATTATACTAATACATTCAGCGTTCCTAAAACAGCGGGCAATGTAAGAGCATTGCAGTCAATGACACTAACAGGTAATACATCCAATGTACCTTATATAAAAAATGAATGCAGCCTTTACAGCGACAATGGCGAATGCTTTGTATATAACGGTTGGGCTGTTATTACTGATGGTGGTGATGGTTATAACATAGCTATTGTAGATGGAATAGTTGACTTCTATAAAGCTATTGAAAATCAAAATCTTTCCCATTTAGGCGAACTTTTAGATGAGATAACCCATCTTAAAACTGCTGATAATATTTTAAACACATGGTCTAACGATTTACCATATCGGTATATACTTGCTGACTATAACGGTAAAACAGGCAACACAAACAACACAGAGGGCTTGCCTGAAGTTAACTTTGATTACCTGGTGCCATCGGTTAACGTTGCTTGGTTGTGGCGTAAGATATGGGAAAAATATAATAACGGGGTTATTCCAACTGGTTCTATTTTCGACACGTTTAACTTTAAAGAGCTTTGGATGACATTTCCTAAAGGTTTACCCATCCCTGGCGACGGTGTTGTTAATCATACAATATTGCACAGTGAAGATTATAGCTTCACAAATGCTTACCTGCAGCGTGATACCGGCCGTTACTTTTATTATGCAAAGTACAATTCTGCAACAGTCGATGAGTTGTACCAACAGGACGGTATAAACATGCATGTTACTCAAAGCGCAACTTACCAATTAGTTATCAAGTGTACTCTGTACGGTAAAACAACATCTTTCAATCAGGATAGAGATGCTGCCATTGCTATAGGTTTTAATGCCGATGGCCAGATACCTTTGGCTGCGTTCACATCACACCAGCTCATACAAAACGGCAATAAGATATTTGGCCCTGAAGCGGATGTTATACCATTTGGTACTGAAACTACTTTAACATCGGTGCCCTTTCAATTAAACGGGCTAGAATCAATTTCAGTAGGTGTAACAGGTTCTGCATTCAATAGCACCTATGTTTTGTACCCAATATATCCACATAAATTTGAGGTAACATTAGTTCGTATAGATCCGTTGTATGTAGATTTTAGCGAAGCATTTACAGATTTCCCTGTAAAAGACTTTCTTAATGAAGTGGTGCAACGCTTTGGGTTAACCATGTTCAAAGATAAGTACAGTAATAACTACGAATTTTTAACCCTGCAAGAACATTTACAGACCTCGCAAATAGTAGATTGGACCGGTAAGTTTAATAATAAGATTTCAGAAAATTACATGTATGGCGCCTACGCCCAAAGAAACCTGTTTAAATATAACTACAATGATAAGGAAAGCAGCCATAGCGACGGTGCTATAATAGTTGATAACGTCAACCTGCCTGATACCCGCGATGTAATAAAATCAAAAATATACAGTCCGGAACGTTTACCGGTAACCTTTTTAGGGAAAGATACAAATGTGTATAAACTTTGGGAAAAAGAAGTAAATGAGAGTAATGAGGGCGAAACCATATCGTATAAGATATTAGATAAGCGGTACTACTTCTTAAGGTCGTTTGGTGTGCTGGGTGGTCTTAACCTTGTTTCTGATGTGCTGGGTGGTGGTTCGGCAACCTACAGCTACAGGGAAAGTTACAGCAGGCTAAAGTTCAGCGAGATCATTGCAAATTATTATAACCCTTTACAAAGGATATTAGATAAAACGTTGTTGGTAAATGCTGAAATGTGGTTAACCGATTCGGATATTACAAACATCGACTTTAAGAAGTTGTACTACATAGAGCAGCTTTCAAATTATTTTATCTTAAACAAAATAAGCAACTATGTAAGTGGTAAACCAACTAAGGTAGAATTACTCAAAGTAAAATATACTGACCCTGTATTGCCGGTGTTACGACTTACAGATTTATCTGTTAGCAATAATACTATTGTTATATCATTTATCAACGAGTACCCCGGCACCTCATGGCTTCAGATATGGGATAACCTCATGTGGAACGATGCAGCTCCATTACCGGACATCAGTCCATACATAACCGGCCCAGTGTTAGCGCCGGGAGAAAAGATATTCAGGTTAAGGCACGAAAATATATATTCAGATTTTGCAATTATAACAGTATGATACAGGAACTAAAAAATATAACGCCCTTTATTTCTTTTGGCTTTGGATTGACCAGGGCTGAAATTAATGTTGCTACTCCAATAACCGTGTGGCTTGATACCCTGTATAATCAATCGGAATTTGAATTTACCATCGGTGCCAACGGCGCAACCGTGAATAAAATTTCTAATTACGAATATAGATTAACGTATACTTCTACTGGCTATAAAGAGGTTGTAATGAATATCGGTACAAAGGATAAGAATTTTTTAAGAAGTAATACATTAATCTTAACAGTAATATAATGGCAGAGAAAATAAATTTAGCAACGCTCGATCTGGATATTAAAGGCCTTATCGAAGCAGCTACAGAATCCAAAAAGGCAATCATTGCTTTAAGAAATGAGCAAGCTGAACTAAAAAAATCTGGAGAAGAAGGATCTGCACAATTTGTTAGAAACCAAGTCGAAATGAAAAGACTAACGGATGCGTACAGGTTGCAGTCAAAAGCTATAGAGGCACAAGTATCTCAGGGTGGTCGATTGGAAAATCAGCAGATTGCTATAAAGTCCGCTGTTGATAAATTAAATGTTTCTGAAAACGACTGGCGCGAAAATAATAAGCAGCTATTGGCTTTGAGAAAACAGATTAATACCACTACTGAAGAAGGCCAAAAACAGATTGCAGAAATCAATAAAAAGATTGATGAGAACAACGCTGCCATAAAGGAAAATGTATCTGCTTACGAAAAACAAAAGATAGGTATAGGAGATTATAAGAATCAAATCATTGCCGCTTATAAAGAGATGGATAATGAAAAGAAAGCACTTGAAGCTTTGAACACAGAGCTTACTGCTACACTTAGTAATGTGGATAAAAATAGTGAAGAATATAAAATTCTAAATCAGCAGATTAATCAAAACATTACCCAAATAAATGTTTATGCTGCTAACATGGCAGAGGCCCGGGGCGAACAGGAAGAATTTAATGGCTCGTTAGAAAATTCACAGGGCGGTTTGTTAGGTTTTCTAAAAACATCACAGCAAGCCGGTGGTGCAGCTCCATTGCTTCAAGGTATGTTTACAGCGGTTAGAACTGGAATCATTGGTGCAACGCAGGCAGGTATTACATTTATTGCAACTCCAATAGGTGCATTTATTGCCGGATTGGCCGTAACAGTTGCGCTTGTTGTAGGTGCGTTTAAATTCATGACTGCATCAATGAATAGTACTGAAGAAGGCAGCCAGAAGCTTGCCCGTGTAACAGCAACATTGAGCGGTTTCTTCAATACGTTTTTTAAAATATTAAAACCGTTAGGCGAATACCTGGGCAATGCTTTTATAGCATACTTCGATTTGGTTTCAACAGCCTTATCAAAACTTATAGATGGCCTTGAAGCAGCTGCCAGGTTCGTTGGTTTTGATAAAGCAGCAGATAGTATTAAAAACTATAAAAATCAGTTTGCTGCATCTGCAAAGGCCGCTGGCGATCTTGCTAAGGCAGAAGGGGAATTACAAACAATGCAAAGGGAGTCTAAGAAAATACAACTTGACTACCAAAAGCAAGCCGAAAAGCTAAGACAGGTTCGTGATGATGAAAGCAAAAGTGTTGCGGAACGTGTTGCAGCTAATGAGAAGTTAGGTAAGGTTTTACAAGCTCAACTTAATGACGAATTAAGAATAGCGAATAAACGTAAAGAGGTTGCAGATCTTACCATAAAAAGTGAGGGACAAACTACAGATGCCCTTGATAAACGTGCAGAAGCTATCACCGAAATAGCAGATATCGAAGAAAGAATTACAGGCCAGGAATCAGAGCAGCTTGCTAACCGAAATAGCCTGCGTAAGGAAGCCGCTGATAAATCTGTTGCTATTGAAAAGGAAAGGCAGGATAAGATAAAAGCATCACTGGCCGAATATGCCGAAACCTTAAAACTGGAACTTGATTTGTACAGGCAGGCCGTTGGGGATAAAGCAAAGTATGTAGATGAAGAAATTGCCGCCGCCCAAAGCATCAAGGACCAGCAGGATAAAATTGCCAAGGCAGAATATGATGCTTCAAAGCAAACCAATAACGATAAGCTTAAGTTACAAAAAGCTTACAATGACAATGCTAAAGAACTGGCAGATAGCCAGACCGCTGCAATTGTAAAAAATGCTGATGCCGAATTGGATAATATCCTTGCAGTCAATAAATATAAACTGGATGCTAATAAATTCCTTACAGATGAAATAGTAAATCAGGAGATTGACAGACTTAACCGTATTGCTGAAGCGCAAAAAGATAATGCTGCAATTAAACTTGAAGCTGAAAAGAAATCACAACAGGAAATTAATGAAGCCCTGCAGGTCATTGATGATGAGAATGAAGCTAAAAAGAAAGCTGTTATAGAGCAAAGAAAAGAAGCTGAAAACGGTGCAAAGCTATTGGATTTAGAAAACAAACGCATTGCAGCAGGAGAAGCTTTCCAGGTTGACCTTGCTTCTCAATTGGCAGAATATGATATTAAAAGAGCAGCCGAAAGAGAAGATCAGATTAAAAGAGGTGCTGATATGGTTGAATTTGATAAAGCTACAGCAGCGCAACGAGTGGCAATTGAGCAATCTGTATTCCTTAACAAAGTTTCATTAGCTGAAAAGACTTATAACGGCATAGCAGAATTGTTAGGTAAGGCAACAACTGGCGGTAAAGCAATGGCCATCGCTCAAACAACAATAGACACTTATCAATCTGCTACAGCTGCATTCAAAGCGCTTGCAGGTATTCCCATAGTTGGCCCAGCGTTGGGAGCTGTAGCATCAGCAGGTGCTATTGCACAAGGTTTAGCAACGGTTCGTAGAATATCATCAACAGCAGTCCCTAAAGCCGAACGCGGTGGGTTGTTTGGCATAGGCGGTAAAAGGCATAGAAATGGAGGTACGCTATTTACCGGCGCGGATGGTACGCGCTTTGAAGCTGAACAAGGCGAACTTATAGGAGTGATGAACCGTAATGCAGCAGCTCACTTCATGGCTTTTAATAATGCATTCCCTGCAGGCGGGAGCACAGTGCCCGTATCTAATTATCTTGAAGGTGGTGGCATCGTTAGTAAGGCTGCGTTACCTACTATAGATTATGATATGTTAGCGGCTAAAATAGGTGCTGCTACAGCCGCCGGAGTATCCGCATTACCCCGCCCGGTTGTTGCAGTCCAGGACATAGCAAATGTTAGCAATCAAATGGCACAGGTTCAGGAATTTTCAAACCATTAAAAATGAATATAAAAAACATCCTTACGGGTTGGAAAAACTACCTTGATAAAAGCGAGGTGGTGGAAAAAATAGCTGAAGAACGGGCGGCAATTTGTGCTGCTTGTCCTCATGCTAAACAGGGTAAATTACTTACCTTTGTCAAAGACACTTTAAGAGAAGTGCAAGGAGCTTATTGTGATAAATGTGGATGCCCTTTATCTGCAAAAATACGCTCCTCAGAGATTTGCCCAATCAACAAATGGAATGACCAGGTATGAAACTATTACAGGCTTAGGAGATAATTTTATTAAGCTTATGGGTAAAAACTTAATCCCGGTACACATCCTGGATTGGAAAGTTTACTATGAAGCTTATTTAAAAGAATTGGAGAACTTAAATAAAAAGCACGGTAAATTAAAAAAGACAGAAGCTGTTGAAACGATAGCGGCGCAATATGACGTATCAAGACGTTCTATGTTTCATATTGTATCGTTTATGGAAAGTGCCTAATTAAACAAGTCATTAATTTTTTTGGCAGCAGTAGCATCTTCTTTTGTTACTGCTTTTTTTATGGGTGCGCTGGAAACATTATTTTTAACCATCCACTCAAGGTACTCATCATAATTCATATCATTCTTGACTTTTGCAAGATGCATCAAAATATATGGATTATTTGTTTTACCCTCGTTACGCTTAAATTTTCTTTCCTGGATTTTATTCAACAGTGATTTAGCCCAATTTTTTATACCAAAATAGCATACTGTAAACACAGCACCTATTAAAAATAGCGGTAATAAAATATAAACAAAATCCATAGTACAAATATAGTGCAAAAACCCCTGCACTAAACATCTTTTCTCCCTATCTAATTTTACAACATGATAGGAAGTATTTATATAACAGGAGCCATAGGCCATTGGGAGGGAGAACAATCTGTTGTTCTGACTGATATCGTTAAGCAGGTTAAAGATCAACCCGCCGCAACATCCTTTAATGTTTATATAAATTCTGAAGGTGGACATGTTGATGTAGGATTCGATATCTACAACTATTTAAAATCCATTGGTAAGCCTATAACAACTATCGGCAATAGCATGGTTGCTTCAATTGCTACAGTCATATTCATGGCAGGCAGCACCAGACAGGTAAAAGATGGTACACGTTTCATGATACACTTACCGTGGGGCGAGGCTGTTGGTAATGCTGACGAAATGGAGCAATATGCAAAAGAGCTAAGAAATGCCGAAAAGCAATTAACCGAATTCTACAAAAAAGAACTGAACCTTGAAGCTGAAGCAATACAACCCCTGCTAAGGGATGAAACTTGGTTAACACCGGAACAACTTCAAACTTTAGGATTCGTAACAATGCAACCGTTAATGATAGCGGCAAAAGCAAGTATTAATATAAAAACCCCAAATAAAATGACAGATGAAGATAAAGGCTTTGTAAAGGGCCTCTTTGATGGTCTTGAAAAATTATTCAAGCCTAAACCAAAAGCTAAACTTGTTCAGGATGCGACCGGTACCGAACTTGACTTTACAGACCTTGCGGATGATGCAACGGTTGAAGTCGGAGCAGCTGCAACTGTTGCAGGCGCGCCTGCTGAAGGAGAATATACATTACCTGATGGTAGTGTATACGTGTTTGTAACCGGTGTGTTAACGGAAATTAAACCTGCTGAAGATACTACTGATTCAGCCGCTAAAGATGCGCGAATCGCTGAATTAGAAGCTGAGATTGTAGCTGCTAAAGCAGAAACAACTACTGCAACGACAGCGTTAGCATCCATTAGAAAAGAAGTGAATACCCTTAAAACTCAGGTGTTTTCTAAGTTTCAGGTGGATGAAAAAAAAGAGAAACCAGAAAAAGACAAACCTGAAGAAGAATCATCTTACAGCCAGGCTCTTGCTAAAGCAAGGGATAAATCCAAAATCAGAAAATAATGGCATCAGCATTTAACAACGGCACATTTACTTTCAGTAAAGAAGAACTGAAAGACATTAATGGTATTATAAACGAACTTACTTTCGGTCATGCAGATATATCTGAAGTACATGATATCCACGAAGGTATTAAAACAGATGAGCAAATTGTATTTGCCGGCAGGATTGGCCTCATGGGTAAACCTGTATCAAGCTGTACCCCAAACGAGATAGCTGGAGTAACATTCAGCGAAAAAGTTTGGTCTCCTAAAAAATTCGATTTCAGGTTAACACATTGTGCTGCTGATGTAAACGCACAGGACAAACTGTTTAACCAATGGATGAAGTTAAACCCAGATTTCTACCAGATATTTGAAGGTTCAGCCTCAAGCGTTGGCGCTTACCTGGTAGGGCTTTTAACCGATGGCCAAAAAGAAAACCTTCTTAGAAAAATTTGGTTTTCCGATACAAATGCTGCTACCATTGCAAATGGTGGTGTGTTTAAAAACGGCACCGATGTAGGTTACTTTGGCACAATTAACGGATTGTTCAAACAGATAATGGCAGACATTCCAACATCAGCTAAAAACTATGTTGCAATTCCTAAAAATGCAGGTACAACTTATGCACTTCAGGCATTAGCAGATGGAGATGCTACAGATGTTTTAAGGAGTTTATACGCTAAAGCAGACAGCAGATTGTTAGGAAGCCTTAACAGGGAGATGCTTGTTACCAGAACAATTTGGGACGGTTATTTAAACGATCTTGAAAATACGCAAAGTCAAGGAGCCGGCAATACCTCAATTACAGAAGATGGCCAATTAACGTTAACCTTTAGGGGTGTACCTCTTAAAATGATGGAGCATTGGGATTTAAACATCAATGACTACCAAAACAACGGCACAAAATGGAACTTACCTCATAGGGCTGTATTTACCACACCTACCAACATACCTGTTGGAACTCCATACGAAGGGGATTTCGGAGAAATAGATGCGTTCTATGATAAAGTTACCAAAAAGAACTATGCTGATGGTATCTATGGCCTTGATGTGAAACACCTTGAAAACTATTTAACAGTAGCAGCTTACTAAGCTGCTACTTGTTTAACCTCAAAATAAAAGATTATGCCAATAGATTGCACAGGCGAATTAACCGCCGATATAACCTTTGATTGCCTTAACGCACCCGTGGGAGGTATTGAGCAGGATGTAGTTCTTATCAATAAAAATGATATTGATATTGTAGCTACTACTACTGATGCGAATAACCGCGTGCTGCTTACTAACCTACAGCTTAAGCCCGGTAAAACGGGCTACAAGCTTACCGGTGTTAAGCAAAGCAACGGTAAATCGTGGGAGCTCGTTAAAAAAGAAAATGCGCCCGACAAATATAAGCACACGTTTAGCGGTGTCATATTTAATCCTGGAGCCGAAAACAAACAGCAGGCCGATTACCTTTCTCAAGGAGGCTCTTACCTCGTTGTTGTAGAACAAAAATGGAAAGGTGCCGGTAACATAGATGCTTTTGAAGTGTTAGGAAGTTCTTCAGGTCTTGAATTGTCTACCATGACAAACAGCTCTAAAGAGAATGATAACATGATAATGTTTGAATTGGCTTCAGTAGATGGATTTGAAGAACCTACAATGCCCAAAACATTACTTGATGTTAGCTATACAGCTACTAAAACGGCATTCGATAACAAGTTTGCACAAGCAGCAGCATAATGGACTTTTCTAAAATGGATAACAGCGCCATCATTTCCGGGGTCGGTGATGGTGGCGTTCGTTTTTTAGAGCTATTTCTTAGAGAATATACCGCTCTTACTGGCGAAAAGGTTACACCCGGATGCCCAAAATGTTTAAACAATTACATTCAAAAATATAAAGCCATGAAAAACGCTAATGATAATACGTCCGGATATGTTCTACATGCAAAGTATGAAAACATACCCCTTGAGTTTGGTTCGCCAATATTGGTAAACAACAGCAACATAACTGCTGAATACGCTGCTAAACTACTGGAGCAGGAACAAGGCGAAAGGTATTTTGCAACATTGCCGGAAAACGCACCGCTAAGCGAAATAGAGCAGCTACACCAGAATTTAAGTGATGCTGAAACCGCATTCGCTAAGCTGGCTAAAAATGCAAGTGCCAAAAATAAAGAAGCTAAGCAAAAAGATATTGATGATGCGAAAGAAGCTTTGTCTGCTTACCATGCCAATGCTGAAGTTGATGTTTTTGAAATCGTTTTAACAGACGATGATATAACCGGTAACCCTGAACTTGCAGAGGCTGGCCATGAAGCAGGCGAAACTGTACTTGTAGACAAAGCCGAATACGAAAAAGACGGCACGATATCCATTGTAGAAACAGAATAACACATGAAAACCCTTCTTATTGATGTTTGGAAAAGGCTCACGCCCTGGAGTAAGGGGGTCGATGTGTATGCCAACGATACTGATAATGCCTATCCAGAACGAATGGATAGGCTTATTAATAATAGTGTTACTGCAAAGTCTGCTGCAAACATCATGGTCCAGTATCTTTTAGGTAAAGGCTATGGCGAAAGTGATAGCCTAATAATCAATAAAGAAAAGAACCTGAAGCTTATAGATTTTGCCGATGATGTAGCTGATGATCTTGTTAAGCAACGTGGAGTATTCATCCATATAAATTGGAATGCTCTTTATCAGATTGTAGATGTAGATGTATTGTCATATGATTGGTGCCGGGTTGGAAAAAAAGATAGTGGCGAGTATTCTGGTAAAATATGCATAAACAAAGATTGGAGTAAAGGTAAAAAGGCAGATACCCAATTTATTGATGTATACAACCCCCGTAAAGCAGTTATTGATGCACAGGTTGAAAAAGCAGGCGGTTGGGATAAGTATAAAGGCCAAATCCTTTTTGTCAACATGGACACTAAGCTTATCTATCCATTAAGCAGGATAGATAGCGTTGATCAGGATTGTGATAGTGAAGCTCAATCTTCCATATATAAAAACAAGCTTTTGCGAAAGGGCTTTTTCGGTAACACATTAGTCGTTACGCGGCCATTGGTAGGCGAAGGTTTAGACCCCGGCACAGATGCGTATCGGGAAGCAGAAAGTGAGCGCGGAAAATTTCAACAAGCTATAAAAGACAGCTTAGGTGCTCAAAATACAGGCGGTGTGCTTTGTCTTGAGATGGATTTTGCAGGCGATAAACTGGAAGATGCTATCCTGATAAAGCAGATTGAAAGTAAAATGGATGATAAGCTTTTCAGCTACACGGAAAGCAGCGTGAGGGAAAATATCCTTGTAGCATTCAATAACCTGCCATCAGGGCTTATAAAAACAAATGATAGTGCACTATTCGGTAATTCAGGAGAAGCTATCAGGGAGATGAAAAAAACCTACTGGGAGAATACTACCAAAGAAAGAAACCTGCTAACATCAATTATTAATCAGTTACTGGCAAAATCGCAAGACTATGCCAGCCTAATCATTTCTCCATTAAAACTTATAGATGATGAACCTATTAATAACGAAGTCTGATATTGCCCAGTACAAGCAGATATCTAAAACAACGCACGATGACAAGCTTAATGAGCAAATACTGGATGCCCAGATAATCGACCTGCAGCCTCTTTTAGGAGAAATATTGTACAATAAGATTGTAAGTGCGCCTGAATATTATGATGATCTTTTAAATGGCGGGCCATATTCGTATAATGATGAATCATTCAATTGCTATGGCCTTAAAATGATACTTTCCTATTATGCATATGCTCGTTATGTAATGTTCGGCTCAGCAATAGATACACCTTTCTCACTCACTGAAAAGCTTAACGACAATAGCCGTCCAGTTGAAACAACCCAAAAGAAAAGTATCTACATCTTAAACCGGGAATCTGCATCGCAGCTTTGGGATAACATAAAAAATTACCTGGTACGAACCAATAACCCCGACTTCAATCGCTGCCATACGCCAAGCAGGCCGGGCGGCATGAAATTTACAAAAATAGGATAATGAACATTATAACCACAATAAGCGACACCCGGTTTTCATTTAACGGCATCCAGTACTTAAAGAACTACATTTCAAAAGTCGCTGGCAATAAGTTAATGATATTCAACTGTTATGATAATAAAGATGTTCTCATTGATTTATTACCATACACCCAGTACAGTTTAGATGGTGTTGTGCATACTAATGCAGCAAACCTTCAAGAAGCTTTATTACCTGTTATATATTCAAGAAGTACGCTTGGAGGCGGTTCAGGCGGTGGCTCTATTAACCAGGATAACAAAGCGATTAGAATACCATTTTTTTCTTATACAGTATTAACAGCTCGGGAATTAGCAGACCTTGTTAATACCAGTGATCCTTTTGTGGTAAGCGAAATTCAGGAGCTTTACATATTTTTAAGCGTTCCGTCTACAGGATTTAACCCTGCAACGGTATATAAATACAAGGTATTTAATAAAGGCAAAGGCACGTATGGCGCGGGAAGTGGTAATATTAGGTTATCAGCTTTAGATCTGGAGTTAATGTATGCAACGCCTATAGTAGTCGATGATGTAGACCCCGACGACCCTACAACAGATACGGTTAACTATGGTGCACTTACAACGCAAACAATATCACAATGGCTTAATGCCCAAAATCCTGCTATTACCATACAACCACAAGATGAGGGTTACACATTATTTAAAGGCACAGTAAATGGCGCTGAAGCATCATATCTATGGGTAGGCGCGCCCGGCACTTATGGCACAGGGCAAACACAAAGTTCTACAACTGATTTTCAGTTACTAAATCAAGCATTACCATCATACGTAAAGACCGTTACAGGTGCAGCCGTAAACAATGCAGACCCTTTAAACCCCATTGTAAACGCCGTTACCAATGTTGCAGGAACAGCAGGACAGATAAGTGTAGCTAATGGAAGTACTACTCCATCATTAAGCATCGATGACGCTTACACAAATAAACTAATTAAATGTATTTATAATAATAATACCCCTGTAACTATATCAGGAACAGCTACAGAGACTATAATAAAAACAATTCCTTTTGCAGCGGGTACTTTTATTTCTGGATATTTTGAGTTTAATGGACAGCTTAAGAATACAGGCGTAGCAGGGGCTAAGACTATAAAAATGTATATTACAAATAGTAGTACACCAAACACTAATGTAAGTACTACTGATTATTGCGCTGCCATAGCACTTACAGCAGCAGGAAGATACCATAAATGGCAAAGAACAGGTAATTGTAATATAACAGGAGGTAGCACATCAGTAGGTTTTATAACACGCTCCTTTACAAACGCAAGCGATATATTCATAAACAATGCTGCTATTGGTACCGCTCCTGTAATTAACCCAACTATAACAGTTTATGTGCATTTAACGGTAACACTTGCAAATGCCGCAGATGATATTGTACTTGAAAATTTTCAAATATTCTTTAATAAAACACAGTAACATGAGTGCTTATACAGTATACGATGAAAATACATTTGAGGTAATGTATGTATGTAGTGTTGATGTATGCGGGGAGGCTCCCTCTAACTCAACACCTTTAATGGTAACAGAAAATTGGTGCAGGCCAACTTTTAACCCAGAAACAAATACATTCTACAACAATGCTACTCAGGAAGAGCAGGCTGCATATTTAGCATCACAAATTGCTACAGTTGTTCCGGAAATTAATCCCGAAGATATGATTTCGTTTAATGATGTTTTGGAAGTAAGCCAAACTGATGAGCAGTTAAATGAATTATACCCTAACCAACAGCCTACTTTTAGGCTGATATGCACAAAAATAGAGTTTCCTAACATGCCTGGAAGCCAAACAGAATATATAAAGTACAATGATGGGACATGGGGCAAATCATTCATTTTAAAAAATAATTAAACAGTAACATTTAAACAATTATATAATGAAAAACATTTTAGCAAGTACAGTAAACTTTTTAACGGGCTTAGGTCCTGCGCTTATCGTTTTGTCCTACATGCTTGTAGGTATTACAGACCAAAGCAGCCCAAACCCTTACGCTTGGTGGGAAGCGGTATTAGGGTACCTTATGATTACCGCCGCGGCGTTTTTAGCGGGTTGGTTAGTAGCGTTCGGCGTTAACTGGATACAAGGTGCAAGCCACCAAACCGCAAAACAGAAAATGGCAGAAGAGTGGCGAGCCTTGCTTGGTGCTGCGGGCGTAACGGTATTAGTCGAACTGATAACGGTGTTTGTAGATATAAATAATTTCTACGCATTCCGTGTTATAGGCTTTACAGCATTAGGCGCAGGCGTTGCGCTTTGGCTTGCAATGTGGGCTTACAGTAAACTTAAAACTAAAAATTAAAAATAGCCATGCAAGATATATATGTGCTTTTAAGATACCCTGCTAAAATAATCACAACCTTAAAAGTTATGCTTTCTAAACCTGCAGGGTTAGCAATGTTAATCCCTGTATTAGCAATGCCGGAATTAACAACAACCTTAAAAGCACTATATCTTTTAGGCGGCTTGTTTGTTGTTGATTTTATTACCGGTGTAGGTGCCAGCTGGGTCGAGTTTAAAAAAAGCTTACCTGTAGTTCCTGGTAGTGGCAAAAGATATGTGATACAATCATCAAAGCTTAAGCTTTCAGGTGTAAAATTCATTATATACGGCTTAGGATGCCTGATTGCAGCCGGTATAGAATGGGTATTCATAGCACAGGAGTTTGAGCCACACAAGGCTTTAAAAAAGTTAACCCTTACAGCTATTGTAATCGGTTTTTTTTGTGCAATTGAGGTTTACTCTATAGTCTTTGAGAACTTCAAAAGGATGGGTTTTGATGTTATACAACAATTGAAAAAGATTTTTAAATCAGGACGTGATATTTATAAAACAGTAAAAGATGATAACAACAGCACAAGCGATAGCTAAATATGGTAAGCCTAATGAGACAGGCAAAGGCTATCTGGTTACTATAAAATTGCCGTTTCCTATGCGTTTAGCGTGGGATTTAAATACTAAGGTTACAAAAATAACCTGCCATAAGCTAGCAGCAGATAAGCTAACGGCTATTTTTAACGACCTCTTAGCGCATTACGGCTATGATGAGATTGTAAGATTAGGTATTGACCTGTACGGGGGCTGCTTCAATTACAGGGCCATGCGGGGCGGTTCTGAATGGTCGTTGCATTCATGGGGTATAGCTATAGATCTTGACCCGGCACGTAACCAATTGAAAGAATCTAAAAAGACAGCGAGGTTTGCCCGTCCGGAATATAAGCCAATGATAGATATTTTCTACAAACACGGCTTTGAATCGTTAGGGCGTGAAAAGGATTATGACTGGATGCACTTTCAAATAGCAGCGTAATGAAAAATATAACTTACAAATTAATAATCGCGGCCTTGGTGGTCGCGTTATTGTTTGCAGTGCAAAAGTGTAATTATATTGCCGGCAATGCAGATGCTAACTTAGCAGCCATAACCGATACTGTTACCCATTATAAAAACAAAATTGGTACCACTACAGCCAGCATAAAAACTCTGCAGCTCGACAATAAGCAGGTAAAAGATCTGCTCACTAAAAAGGATGCAGAGCTGGCGGCACTGGCATCTGAATTTGAAAAGGTGCGTAGTGTGGTAAAGTACAAAACGGTTACTCAAATAGACACGATACAAATTGCATATAAGGACACCGTGCCATGCATTTTTGAGCGCACAGGAGAGATTAAAAAGCAATGGTACAGCTTTGGATATCGCTCTAATCAAAAAGGTGTAGAAATCGATACCTTATCATTTCCTAATACATCCACGGTAATAACAGGTATAAAGCGCAAATGGTTTTTAGGCAAAGAAACAGTTACCACCGATATTACAAATAGCAATCCGTATATCAAAGTAACAAATATTAAAGCTACTGAAGTGGTATTGCCTGTGCCTTGGTATAAGAAATGGTGGCTTTGGCTGGCGGCAGGCGTTGCAGGAGGTTTACTTGTCAATTAGTGTGATTTCTCCATCTGGATAATTACAATCGAAGCCCGGTACATATCATGATGTACCGGGCTTTGCTTTTATGCTCACGACATTATTGTCGTGAGCATACCTCACATCAATACAGCAGCTAAAAATGAAAATAATTTGAAAATAAATATATAAAAGCTTGTATGGAACAATTTTGTTCCCTATCTTTACGTAGTAATTGAGAGACAGTTACGGAGTTCTTTACTTCATGTTTAACCTAATTCATTAACAGATGAATTTTAAAGTGAAAATCCACTTTAGTAAAACAAAAAAAGGCTGGTCATTCCTACTAAGAATTACCGCCAGCCTTAGAAAGTTGATAAGCCTAATGGCTTAAGTGGTAAGAGGGGGCGTAAAACCCCCCTCGATTTCACTTTACAAAGTTATTTAAAATGTTTAAAGTTATGTATAAATTTTTCAGAAAGTTACGTAAAGCCAATATTGAAATAGATATTGATTTGGGTATTGAGCATATCTTAGGTGGTGTAATTTTAATAATTATCATGCTATGGATGCTATCGAATTAAGAAACAAGATAAGCGCGGTACTGGACACGTTCGGAATGTCAGGTCAAAAAGCATCTGAGATTATGAATATCCCATACGGCCAATTCAGAAAAAAAATAAATGAAATCCCGGGGCGCTATTTTGTAGAACAGAATTATACAGATCTAATTACCTACATCAAGATTCGTGCTGATGAACTAATATATCACGAAAAGTAGGGGTGTCGTGAAACGCGACACCCCTCTCTTATTTTTTTAAAAGTCAGGGGATAATTCTACAATTTGTTGAGCATATACCTGCTTAACAATTTTAGCATATCTTAAAGTCATCATTTTTGACGTATGGCCATATAGTTCACGCAACGTATCTAACTCCATTCCTGCAAGTATTTTCTTGTTTGCTCCTAAATGTTTCATACTGTAAAGATTTACATCAATACCTAATCCCTGCTTAACAAGCTTTTTCCATAACTTCGAGGCTATAGATCGGTTTATCCTGAAAGGTCCAGGTATAAAGTCCATACCCGGCTTTGCACCGCGCTCTTTTTCCCTATAGCTCCCAAATAGATAATATTCTTGTGAATAATCTTTAAGCTCCATTTCTTCAAGAAGCGAAAACAGGAAATTATTAATAGGTATATTTCTATATTTTGCGGTTTTGGCATCGGGTGCTTTTAATTTTATTAAACGCCTTTTTATATCAATATCCGATAAACGAATGCTTAGTAACTCATCCGGCCTTATGCCGGTGTGAAATATCGTTACCATATAAGAGTAGAAGCCAGGGAATACTTTTATTAGATGTTCTTTAATTATTTTAGTCTCGTTGTCATCAGCTGTGATATTGGATTCCGTTTCCTCTTCTTTAAGAGTTTCAATCTGGTAAAAGGGACTATGCTCAATAATACCATGCTTTACTAAAATACCATAAACCGACTTAATGTAACCAAGATTCTTATTGTAGGTAACGTTTGACCATGATTCTGCTATCTCATGCGTTTTTTCTAGTATCTTCATTGCATAAGGCCGCTTTAGTTCTTCTACAGTCAGATAGTCTAACCTTAATGCTTTTATAGCTTTTATAACATAATTAACCCCTGTAACATAACTACCGTAGGTACGCGGCTTTAAAACTTTTGACTTTTTATCAAGACCAAATTTAAAAGCTTCAATAACTGTCATGCTTACAGTTGGTACATCAATGTCAGGGAGTAGGGGATTCCATCCCGATTTAAGGCGGTCATGCAAAGCCTCACGTAAAAGATTAAATTCTTTTTCGCGCACTTTTAAGTCCTTAATATAATTAAGTCCTTTTTTGTATGGTTTTAATTTGCCGTTGTAACGGAACCATACATACCAATCTTTACCCTCCGGCATCGCCAGCTTAGGTACTGTCCAGTTTGATTTCATTTTAATATAGATTAAAATGTCTGCGGGAACTTTAAATCAAAACTGTTATCGAATTTGTTATCTGTTACGTAATTTTAAATATAAACCCCTTATTTCTAAGGGGTTATTGTGGAGCCGCCGGGAATCGAAAACTGTGCCAAGCAATTGTTAATTTATAACTAATTGATAATCAGTAAATGCAGACGTATATTTATTAGCGTTTTGAGTGATTTGTTATTTAGTTTGTTATCGAGTTGTTAGCGGCTACTGTCTGTGTAATACAAGTGTATATCTACTTGATTCAGGAACATCAACACCATCTTGTTGAGTGTATTCTAAACTAATATTATCGTTTCCAAGATCACGTACATAGTATTTAGAAGCGTCATCCCAGTCATTTGCATTTGGATACAATGTAAGATAACCATTAATATAAGATATTCTGTTACCTCTAAATAAAATGCTATTGCTGCAGCTATCAAAAACATTGTAATTAATTTGGCCAAAATCTAATGTCCAGTATAAACCTCCATTGCTTCTATTACTGCAATCAGTTGTGATTACATTTACAAATTCGCCTTTTGTGGATTTTATGGTAACCCATTTTGATTCTAAGAAGTAGCCATGGTAAAAGTCGGCTCTAATTTGATTTGATGTACTATCGTCATCTGAGCACCCAAAAAGAGCAAAGGCAATAATTAATAATATCGTAATCTTTTTCATTTTTATTATTGTTGTTAATTAATATTCTTCAAATCTACTTACAGGTCGGCTTACATCTATAACGTAAAATAAAGCCTGCACATCATTAAGCGACAAATCAAAGTCTACATACTCCGGGCTTTCGTTTAAAGAATGGCACCTAATAATACCTTTTTCTACATCGTGGGCTACAATCATTTTTAACAATGGCATTCGTGACTGTGTGGTGTAAATAACCCATAGTGGAAAATCTTTAAAGCGCAATTTGCTTTTCCAGTTGTGCCTGCCAAGTTCGCGGGTAGTTACAATGCTGCGCTCTGTTATAGCGTGGGTGCGACCGCTATCCATACTATCCCCTTTAACCCTAAAAGCGATATAGCGGCCTTTTACTGGCTTGTCTACTATAATACTGTGTTGATCTAACCCTTTTAATTGTTCTATATCCTGATACACATCCAGGAACCCAGCCTGAATATCATAATCTGCAAGTGGCATTGTCATTAAATACTGGCCGTTTTCAAGTTTTAAAAAGGTATTTGAGTTGTTGTTTTCTAAATATTCTAATTCATAAGCACCGACTACGGTTAATTCAGATGGCTCAGAATCTTCTATTCTGCCTTTACCCGTCATTAACCAGTCAGGATTAATCTTCAGATACGTAGAAAGAACCGCGATTGTAGAATTAGTCGGTGTGGTTTCATCCTTTAGTATTCTTGCAATCGTCGGCTGTGACACTTTAGTATCTTTTGAAATCTTGTAAGGCGTTAGCTTTCTATTAGTTATTAACCCTTGTAAACGTTGACCTATAGTCATTTGATAATATTTGTAAGTAGTTTAGAAACGATATAAATAACATATGTTAGTAAAAATACTAACACTTGTTCTTTGATGTAATAACATATGTTAGTATATTTGTATAACAATAACACATAATACATAACACACCGCAAATATATGAAAGCAAATGCAACTACAATGACAAATATTCCAAATGAGGTAAAAATACCTACTAATGGGGATAAAACTAAAGTGCAGCTTAGAAATGCAATTGCTAACCTAACAAGGGAAAATATAGGTGGTATGTATGATGAGAGAATTGCAAACTACAAAAAACAGCTTGCCGAAAAAGAAAGCACACCATGCACAACTTTTAACATCGTGGTTAAGCATTCAGACCTTGAGCGAAAAGCAATAATGAATTTTAACTCTGACAGGAGATTTACAATAACAGAATAACACCAATAAATTATGAAAACTCTATACAAAAAACTAAAAAGCATTGACAGCCAAATAGCCGAAGCTAAAGAAACCCTAACAAATATTGAAGGCTGGGCGGTAAGTGAAGCTGAAAAACAACTTGACCGTGAAAAATACAATCACTGGTTAGGAGAGCTTCACGAAAGCAGGCTAACTGTATTGTTTGATTTAAAATCAATTGTAGAAAATGAAATACACCAATACAAAGCCGATGCTCACGCTGCTTAACCACGATAAGTCTTTCATCCCTGCCAAAAGGCTGTATGAAAGAAAGCCATTAGCATCATTGGCTTTTAAAGAAGATAAGTTAATACACATTTTTGAAATATGTAATAACTAAGCTATGCTAACACCATTACAACAAAAA